TCGGCGTCTTGGTGGGCGTGGTCGCATACTTCTTGTCAGTGATATCGATCGGCTGGCTGAGCGGCAGCTCATCCTTGAAGCCTTCCGACTTCTGGAACTTTCGAAGATCCGGCGGACCTTGCGGCCCAGCGGTTGATCTGGCTGCCTCCTGCAGTGAAACGACTTCATCCTTAGCCGCACTCGTCTTGTCGCGAATGGCATCCATCTGCCTGACGATTTCCAGATTCGCGTCGTTATTGAGCGGCCTGCCTATCGCTCTCTGCAATTCATTTGCGGTGTCGAGCTGATCTTGAAGAGCCTTCACGCGTTCGCCATCGGCGTGCTTCTGACGCTCATCATATTCCCTGCCGAGCTTTTCAACGTCGATTGGCTGGTTTGAGAAGGCCGGTCCCAGATCGAGGAGCGGCTTTCCGCCGTTTATCGATTTAGAAAGGTTCTGTAGCCGCTGATGCAGGGAGTCGCCGGACTCCGATACACCCGACAGAAGATTGTTATACGCCTTCCCCAGATTATTAAGCCAGGTGATGACGTCCTGAATGTTCTGGGCAAGCTCATTGAAATTCAGTTGGTTTATTCTGGTCACCGCGCCCTCGATGACAGCTATTGCTTCCTTGCCGGCGCCGGACGCATCGTTGAATTTACCGACAGCCCTTGTGAGGCTGGTCTGCAAATCGGTGAAGGCCTGGCCGATCGTCGTCTGCGTACCCGCCAGCTTTGTGTCGAGATCCGACGCGCCGGCTATGATGCCGTCAAACAAGGCGCGGCTAGATATCTTGCCATTGTTTACCAGGTTCTTGAGTTCCGCAACGGAGCCGTTCGCCTGCTTGATGCCTTTCGCGGCGGCCTGGGCGAGAGCCGGCATGCCTTCGATGATGGAATTGAACTCTTCGGCATGAACCGTGCCACTACCGAGCGCCTGGGCGAGCTGCAGCATGGGTCCGGCCGCTTCCGTCGCGCTGGTCCCCGACACACGCAGGGCCTTGCCGACGAGATCGGTGAAGCCGACAAGCTGCTGACTTGAGGCGCCAAGCTCCTTCTGCTGCAGCGAGACGCGGCTATAGAGCTGCGCCAGGGCCTCGATAGGAATATGATTTTTCAGCGCAACGCCATAGAGCTGATCGAGGGTCTTCGTCAGGCTGTCGCCGGAGAGACCGGCGACTTTCATGGCGTTCTCGATCTTGATCGCGGAGTCGGCCAGTTCCTGAAGACCTTTGGCGCCACCGATCAACGCAAATGCCTTGGCGACGTTCGTGCCCAGCGACGAGAACGAATTTTCAAGATTTTTGTTCATCTCGACGGCGCGCTTCTCGATCGCCCGAAACTGCTTATTGGCCTGGTTTGTCTGCCGGTTCAGGGCGTTTTCGAACTTCTTGAAGTCAGCAGAAAGCTGCACGACAAGCCTTTCAATATCAGTTGTAGCCATAAACCTGGCGTCCTATAAGTGGAGCTATTTGGGGGATGAGGGCAACAAATGAAAATCGCCGCTATCACGGTAGTTCTGATTTCACTCGCCACTGCCGCTCAGGCGGCAGATATTGATGTGGGCATCGAGCGGTTTATCTCCAGAAATGGCATTTCGAAGGCAATCCTGAAGGTCACAAACCACCTGCCGAACAAGGTCTCCGGGGTTTATGTGGAGTGTGCATTTTTGGATAGCGAGAGGCGCGCTATCGACATAGGCAACGCGCTCATAAGCTCTATTGATGCACACTCATATGCCTATGATTCCGCTTCCATTGTGGCGAGCGAGGGAACAGTGAAATATGCGGACTGCCGCGTGGTCAATACCCACTAACCCTTCGACTTAAGCCACTCGAAAAGCTCATCGGCTTCCTTGTCGCTCATCTTGCCGTCGTCGGGGCAGTGTGCCGCGACGTAGCCCTCCACGGCGGCGTAGAACTGCCACATGGACATGGCGTTGACCTGCTGCGGGGAGAAGCCGATCGCAGCACCTAGTCCGTAGATGGCGCCAAATCTGAACTTTCCATTGGGAAGGTCGTCGAGCTTGTCTCGATCTGATTTGGCGCTCCTCGCTCCCCCGGAGGTTCATCCGGAGCACCCATCAATCCCGCGCTCAGTATCCCCACCGCATAGATGAGGTTCTCGACGGGAGGTCTGGCCTCAACATACTTGCGGACCAGCTTGAGAGCCTTGACCGGTTCGACGCCACCACCGATCAGACCGAGACGGATGGTGTTGGAGATATCCTCTATGCGCCATTGACGCGCCTGCAGACGATCGAGGATGACATACGGGCCGGCGTCGCATTTCTCCTGCAATTCCGCCAGCTCGCCCCAGCCCAGACGGAACGCATACGTTCCGTCTGCCCAGTCCAAAGGAATGAGAGCGTCACGCATCAGGGCGTCGAGACGCGCGTCAGGGCGCCATCGCTTTGCATTTCAACGCTCATCGTCACGCGGCCACCCTGTTCTGCGGAGGGATTGAGCGTGTTGACATGCATGAGGCCAGTCCATGTGATCGTCTTGGCTGGAAATTCCAGCTCGATCTTCACGGGGACGGATTCGACGCTTTCCCACGCTTCGAGCCAGGTCTCCGCCGATTCGGCGGCACAAACACCATCACCTGACACCGACGCAGAGAGGGTGTTTGCGTCGCGACCGACCCAGGCTACCGCATCCGGATCGTCACAATCCGGAAGCGTGACTTCCGTCAAATCCTTGGTGAGGGTGAGGCTCTTCGACGTGAAGCCGCATGGAGCGGTATAAACGATCGGCGTCGCGCTGTTGCCGAGCAGAACGCGAAATTTGCCGAAACGGGCAGTTGTCGGTTGCGCCATGGTGATGTCTCCTATGATGGCAGCAGTGAAGGCCGCCCGGTGTGGGCGCTATCGGCATTGGCCGATATTTCGGTGTTTCAGGGCTTCTCGATGCCGGCGCGGAATGTCAGCGCCGCATGAGAGGTGAGGCCGTCAGGATCGCGGAAGACGCGGCGGCCGTCATATTCGAGATAGACCTGTGCATTATCGACGAGAGGCAACTCAGCCTGGTCAAGGGCGTCCTCGATCGCGCGGGCAATGCGCTTGACCTCCGGAAAACCCACTGCGCGAGACCATGCATCGATCTGCAAGACGAATTCGGATGCTCGAATGCATTCGGCCGGGTCCGGTATCTCCTGATCAGGCCCGAGCGAGATATAAGGAAACGTCGCCGTCGTATTGCCTGCATCGTCCTGCGGAACGCGGTCGTAGACGCGATTGCCGACAAGCGAGATGATGCCGGCATTGTTCTTCAGCAGAGTGACGATGGCCTTCTGCAGCTCAAACGACGCATCCTCACTCATGACGCAGCCACCTTCTTTGCGGCATCCCGTACAGCCTTGCCGAGACGGCGCACCGTGCGGCGCTTGTTTGCGCGCCAGCTGACATAGAAATAAGGATGCGCCTGCATCTTCTGCGTTCCAAACTCAACCCAACGCGCATAGAAGGCTTCGGCATTGCCGGCATAGATGGTGATCCTCATGTCGTCGGCCTTGCTGGCGACAGAAGCAACGACAACTGACCCCTTTGGCGCCGCTCCCCAAGTCCACCCAATGCTGTCCCGCAATGCGCCCGAACGCCTGTCTTTGACCGGAACAGCTAAGACCGGCGCGAGGCGCTTCATCATACCGACGATCTCATCAGCGGCCTTTGCCATTTCGGTGCGGATCAGCTCACGAGCGACGGCAGGTAGCTGTTTGAGTTTTCGGTTCAGGCGATCGAGGTTGGTAATTTTAGTCATCCGACCGCAACCCCGCTCTGACATAGAAAATCAAGCCAGAGCCTGTCGTCGCTTGGCGTGATATCGCGGATGTTAAAGGACTTTCCATCCCTCACATCGCGGACCCGCCAATCCGTCGAGACCTGCCGCGACGCCGACGAGCGGCGCACGAAGATAACCTGCGTGTGCTGGCCCTGAAGGCGATCAGCCATGACGCTTTCGCCGCCGCGCAGATGCGTAAATCCGGCACGACACTGAAACTGCTCCTGCCACTCACCGATCGTATTGCCGGCGCCGTCGTCGATGTCGACGCGCTTGTCGAAGGCAACCCGAAAGAACAGATCACCCGCGGATCTCGTCTGCGCCATTGCCGGCTTCCTTATCTCTGAAGAAATCTACCGCCTTTCCGGCGGCAATTGCCTGATCGTAGCACTCTCGCTTGACGACGCAGGCCATACCGGCCCGATAGGCGATCGTCACAGTAGGGAGCGGCTTGTAGTCGAAATCGGCGGTGAAACGGACGCGGGCCATGATCACCAAACCCTGTAAGGCGAAAGCAACGCCTGGACGGCGAATGGCATCTCGAAAGGCTGCTGCCCTGCCGAAACGACAGGCTCGCGAACCTTGTACCATTGGGCCGCGAGCATCTTGATCGCGATCCGGATCGGTTCAGGAACGGAATTGATCCACTTTGTCGGATCGTCTGGATCTTGCTCTCCGTAGCCTGCGCGATATCGGATCTTCACGTCGCCGTCATGCCCGCGAACTGCAGGAAGATCCTCGAAGTAAAGCGGCGTTGGAAACGGCCACGTCTGCTCGACGCCGTCCGGGTCCACGTACTTTATCGAGAGGATCTGCACCTCCGGCGGAAATGGCAGCGGCTCGCGATTGCTCGGCCAGTCGCATCTCTGCCATTCCAGCACCTGAATGCCGAGCGCGCGCCCCAGCCATCCGGCAGGTCCGTCGAGCCACTGTGTGGCGGCAAGAATGAATGACCTGATCAGTTCGTCATCGTCAGTGATGTCCGGGTCAACCACTAGGAATTGTTTGGCCTCATCAAGACTGACGATTTCGGTCGGAGCTTCGACGACAATGACGCGCACGGCACAGTCCTACTTGTTTTTCTCGGAGGCTTGCTCTGCCTTATTGGACGGCTGATCCTCCGGCTTCGCCTTTCCGCCAGGCTCGGATTTTAACTTTTTCACATCGGCGGCGAGTGCACCGATCTTGGCTTCAGCTTCCCTTCGCGCAGCATCGACCCGGCCAGTGATCTCCGTCAGCTCCACATCCGCACGTTCGCGTGCCTTGGAAACTTCAGCGCCGATTTCCGCAAGCTTGGCGTCGGCAGCCTCCCTAGCCTTCGCCAGTTCCTGCGAAATCGCCTCCCGGGCCCGATTGGCCTGATCGACGAACAAGTTGAACTCGGCTGCGATATCCGCCTTCGTCTTGCCTTCAGCCGCAGGCTGCTTCTGTGTCGCGCCAGGCAACGCCAGCACGCCGAGACTGACTAAATGCTGCGCATCGCTTTCGGCGAGTTCGCGAGTTTCACCGCGCTTGTAGAAGCGATCGCCTTCATGTTCGCGGAGAACGTCATACTTCACGATTTTGCTCATGCTACTCTCCTTCGGTTCATGAAGCGGGCGGATCGCGCCGCCCGCTGTGATGAGCGGAAAATCAGGCTACTCGGCCGAAGTCGCCGTAGATGAAGGCTTCCGGACGGTAGACAGCCAGAGCAAGACGCTCTTCGATCAG